ATTTATTTTGAACTTTTTTTCTTCAATGATCTCGGATATTTGGGAAGAGGGAAGGGTGCGCCTGGCTTAGTTGCCTGTGCCCGGTGATAAGATGCCTCCTATCGGTGGACTGGCGCACCCTTCCCCCGTAGAGAGAGGCGGGTTCGATCACATGGTTTCGGATGATGCCCGGTAGACATCACCTTCTGAGCGCATTGAAAGAGGACCACAACTGTGCTTTTTCACCTTCTCTCTGCCAGAGGGAGCTAAGACCAGGGTGTCAAACCCAACCTTGCCTTGTCCCCCGTGTTGACTAAACACGGACAATCACTATCAGACTGCTCTTTTTCCACGGGCGTCTGCCCGGAAGGTGCTTGCAACCTCCACCTAATAGTGCCTCTGGCTTTCGTAGCGTGTTACAGACTCCATTATTGTATGAGTCTGACTAACAGCGTGCTCGACCTTTGAGATGGTCAGGTTCTCACCTGGCTACTGTCAGGGCTCCATCCACACGCTACTTTCTGATTCGATTTTTAAAGAACTGTTTATATAATAACAAAGATTTAAATAAATGTCAAGTGTTTTTTTTTATTTAATAATCTCGCATGGTTATCGGCCAAACATCGGAGCGATGACATTTTTATAAATGTATATGCAGCAGCAGGCTGCAAGCAACACGTTCAAGCCATTGGGTTCGACAGTGGGTATTAGTTCAAGCATTGGTTATTAAAATCCTTCGGGGAAAATATTTTTCGGACGTGATTTTTAAGAAAACAACGTACCATCGACTGTCCCGGCGAGAAGCCGATCCCAGCCAATAACGTGACTGACCTTCATTCCTGATTCGATCTCGTCAAGTTCTTTGTCTGTCACAGTTACAACGTAACCTTCGAGACTATAAGTTTCACCATCGTCCAAAACGATGATCTTAGTTTTTTCTTCTGCTGGCATATTTAAATCCTCCATTCTGCTAATGCCTTAAATAGACGCTTCACTTTTAAAAGGTCAGACATTCTCGGCTTCTTCTTTTTCAAGTCTAAGTTCCTCGCTCCTATTCATCATAGCAATAAAACCAATCTTTCGCCTTTTGGGTTCTTCCATCAGTTCAAAACCTTGAGAGGCAAGAAAGGAATCCATATCGTTGCCTGACATTCCGTTCATAGGCGTACCAACAGGGTAAGGAGCGATTGTTCCATTTGCTCTAACAGGGATGATCAGGGGTTCACTCATTTTTTTCTCTCATTTTGAAATGATTTTCGATTATTTCTAGTACCAGTGTACCAAATATTTAAATAAATGTCAAGAACTTTTTTTTATTTAAGAATCTCGGGAACTTACGATTTCATAGTAGGGGTTGTCGTCGATGCGTAGACAAGCGCCAGTCTCAAGCGTAGAAGCGTCTATTAAATCCGCATACCTAATGACGCCAGTGGTCACTTCTCCTTTGCAGGTGTCTCGCCATGCTTCCTCTGTTATGGCGATGGCGATATACAGACCGCCATTAATACATTTAACTAAATCACCGACTTCCACTGATCACCTCCAAGTCCTGCTCTAAGAATCGACGGTCCTTCAAAACATTTTGACCCCTAGAGTTCGTGTAGAATACCTTGACGATATAATATTTTATAACATCGTGCTGGTCCGAAGGGTCTGTATGTACCGTTTCAGTAATCAAGGCAACAGTTCCTTTCGGTGTGCCTATTGATGCACGCTTAATCTCTACTAAGTCACCGGGCTTCACTGATTACCTCCAATGTAACGTGCGGCCAGATTATAAGCTCTCCGTCCAAATGAGCAACTAAGACTCCTGATTTGGACGGAGAAGCATCAAGCACAATACCGAGTGGGAGAATCTCTAGTCTCGTCTCGATATGCTTTACTAAATCTCCTACCTTAACCATCAGCACTACTTTCCTTTGTCGCCAAGGTTATAAAAAAAACATCCTATGGAATAAAGCTGTCCTCCAATGAAATAAGCTGCGCGGTGGTACCATCTCCATTCTTCGTCCAGATAAGGAACATCGAACATATTAAACCAGCGGAAGGAAAACTCGCAAAAGACATATCCCAGCACGATTGTTACCTTGCTTTTAAGCATTAAAAATGCCTATCAAATCTATCGTCACGATCTTGCTTTTGTCTTTCTTCATACTCTTGTTGATCATGGTGACTGAATATAACATTTGCCCATGAAGTCGCCAGCGACCCGGTGAATACGCCGAGAGCAAACGTGAACAGGTATCCTACGAAGTCCATTTAAAGTTCCTGCAAGCACGTCTTGAGTTTCGTTTCTTCTCGTCGCCATGACTGCCCGCACCCTTGCGGAAATGAGCATGGATAGCGAGCCAGTTACGCAGCTTAGGGGCGTGCACAACCATATCACCGGTTTTATTTTTCTTTTTATTCATGCGCCTATTGTATCAAATATTTAAATCGTTGTCAAGATATTTTTTTAACGATTTCTGATTCAATAATATTTTGCATCTCACCATTGATCAGCACTTTATATCCTGCTGACGTTATGGTTTGTTTTGGTATTCTAGGATCAACGATGCGTTTTGATTCGATTTTATCCATAATGATTCCCGTTCCTGGGCATCCGTACTTCAAAGAAACCAAATCTCCTATCTCATACCTGTGGTACACTAACCAGACCTTCTTGAATCAAGTGTACTGCCATCCTTCCGTAACTGCCTTGCAAGGTCCATGCTATACCAGTGTTAACCAACTGTTGGAAGAGTTCAATGATTTCCTCCTCTGAGGATTCACCATCTTCGTACTTAATGATCTTCGAGGTCAAACTTAAACTGCCGTGCATCTTCTATTCCTTCAAGTTCTATTTTATCTACTACTATCTTACCAAAGAGTTCAGTGTTTGTCAAGTTTTTATTTAACTCTTTAACCCAGGGAAGAAAGTGTTTATCCACCGTAGAAAAAATATCTGCGCCGGACAAGCCTTCTTCTTCCACGGGAAAAGATATTGTTATAACAACTTTACTTGTTTTCATATCAGTTACCTCTCTCGGGTATTGCGATAACCCTTTCATTTGTTTGGAAATATGGACTTCGAGCATAATACTCAGTAGTCATCCACATACGCTGGCATTTACTTGACTTAGGCTTAGGAGCGCACAAGTCAGTCAAAACAATATGACCGTCAAACCCTTTGTCATTAACGTATTCTGTTGGAGGATTAAAGTCTGTACCACCGCAACGAACGCGCTGCCATTTTCGCTTCTCGCCTTTCTTCCAGACATATACACTCTCTTTTGCAACGTCAGTGTCAAAAGGAATGACTGTAAACTCTGCAAGATCAGCCAATGAGTTAAGTTCTGAGAAGAATGAAGCTAACATCCCATCCGAAACGGAACCAGACTGATCAATGCTGATCGCAATCTTTGCTTGTCGGCTTGTCTTACGACCTGGATGAATATACGGGTAGCGTCTGTTAATACGCTTTATGGACGTAGACTTGTTCGCCTTCTGAGACGTCTTGACAAAGTACCTAAGCACCTTCTTCCAATCTATTACACCAGCGATACGGTCTAAAATGTCTTTGCGTACCTCTGAGGATATGCTACCCCAAGAGTTGCTGCGAGATGCTTCCTCTGCTGCTTTACGCATAGTATTTTTAAGACGCTCTTTTGCCATTTCCTTGACCGTTTGATCTACATCGCCCCAATGGTCGTGAGAGTCAAACTGACCATTATCGCCCAACTTATTGGGTTTGCCTGGTTTTCCCTCTCCTTTGCCTTCTCCTTTGCCTTCTCCTTCACCTTTGCCTTCTCCCTCACCTTCTCCTTTGTCGGGGTCAAAGTTGTTTTCTTTCAGCTTTGAAAGATACCACTCAGAAGTTTTACCAGAGGGGTAATCCTTAAACATACCCTGTCCTGGCTTGAGGCAACCTTCCGGCAGGGAACCCAAGTGTGAGTTAATGGCAAGATCGGTCGCAAAGTTCCAGAGTCTCGGGTTTTCTCCGTCTGGTCGCCGCCCGGTAAGATGCTCAAAAATGAGGTGGTAAAGTTCATGTTTGATAATGTCTTTGCGTGCATCATCACTTAATCCCTCAAAGAACTGAGGGTTATACATCATTTCAAACTGTGCAGTATGTGGATTAACCATGACTGCGGCAGTTGGAATACCTAAGTTAGGGCGTTTATCAACCCTGCGACTAATCGCCGCAAAGAATGGCTCATTTAAGAGCAGGCGTGCTACGTGGATGTTAAGATTAAACTCTGACATTTGTTCACTTTTGTTATTATCTTTATTCATAATACTCTATTTTTAAATAGATGTCAAGAGTTATTTTTCTCGTCATCGGAACGCAACATACTCACCATGCGATTCGCTACCGATTCGCCACCGACTTTAGACTGATGAAGCCGAATGGTATTCTGAATATCATTCTCGCTAGCGCCCATGACGGTCCACAGTTTCATCGCCACTTCAGACGGCAAAAGCATGAAATACTTAGCAAGATTTTGGATTTGTTCTTCGGGCATAGCCTCCGCAAAAGTCTTGTTGGCTTCCATTTTCTCGACGAGAGCACTGTGGTCGTTGATACCCCACTCCTTAATCTTCTCCAACTTACTGTCCACGAGAATATCATCAACCGTGACCTGACGATCATAGTTTTGGACGAAATCGTTAAAACTTACAGCAGCTTCAAAGCCAACGTAGGCAGACGAAATATTAAACAAGGTATTACCATGTCCCTGATCAAGCACACTTTTGCTCTCTTCGTCAGCACGGTTAGCCAAGCACTCATTGAGACGATCCCATGAACGACGAGAGGGGTATACTTTGTTGGGCTCAAAATCAGTGGTATGTTCAAGATGATTACGGTTTTGATTAACAAAATCCCAGATCACCGAATCAACGCCATCCTTTGCCCATGCAAGCCAATCCTCGATTGTAGGCTCAACATCGAACACTGTCCAACGATCAAGCTCGGCAGGGTCCATTTCTCCCACTTGGTATTGCTCACCATGTTCGCCACCATTAATGGCGGCAAAAACGAGCGTACCAGAGTGAAGTCTGTGACCATTCAGCTTACGAGAATCCGTAAGCTCAAAAATACCCTGTCGCACTTCGATAGTTGCGCGATCAACTTCATCAAGAAACAACACCACAGGTTCATCACATGCAGATTTAAACCAATCGGGAGGACAAAAAGAAGTGACATCTCCATCAGTTTTTGGCAAACCGACCAAATCACCCTCAGTCATCTGACTAGCGCGACGTTCAATAATCGGCATGTCAACGGAATCTGCAAACTGATAAACCACCTGAGATTTTCCAATCCCATGTCGTCCTCGCAATAAGACTGGCTTATGTGTTGCGGTGACGTAAGGAACTATCTCAAGAAATGTTTTAAAATCTACTGCCATGTTTATTTCCTCGGCTCAGGGGGTTTTTCGATTTTTTCTACTTGTAGTATAACAAATATTTAAATGATTGTCAAGTTTTTTATTTTCTTCAATGATTTCAAGGACTAAGTTTCAAAGCACGCCTTGACACACTCAACATCCTCCAGCCATCCTTCAGGTGGAGTTAACTTATTTTTGTTGGGTGACACCAAGGTAGTTTTATAATACCCATTCTCATTGTTATAATATTTATGATGCTCTGGGATGTCGAACGAGTGATGGTGATAGCCCAAGTTACTGATGGGGGCGCATTGAAGTGCTCGACCACTTCTCATTCCAAACCTATAACCAGTTGCTCCGTCGTCTGGGAGGAATATGCGCGACCAGTCAATGCCAGTGACAAAATATACTTCCGATTCCGGCCCGTAGCGTTCACACTGAACCAAAGCACCCGGATTAATCCCAACCTTGTTAAGATACTTTAACACCTTCTTCCGGTGCGCCACGTTCCCCTTGTGGACTGTCGCAACTGCGTCCTTCTTATGTTCGCATGTGCGCTTGTTATGCTTATAGGACTCTTCCATTTTCTTGTCATTATTATACAAGTCAACGAACGAAGAGCAAAAAGAGCATTGACGCTTGACCTTTTGCTTTTTATTGTTGTACGTACGTACTGTCCAAGAATCTTCGTTGCCTTCTGCAATGAGTTTTTCTGCCTCTTCTTTATGTTTGGGGCAGGTACGACTGTTATGTCCTCTTGCGTAACAATATGAACATCTGACTGTTCCGTTCCACGACATTTAGTTTTTCCTCTTTTTCAAGTTTCTATAATCAGTGTATCAAATATTTAAATAGTTGTCAACTATTTTATTTTTTTTAATGATCTTCAGCACTTATCTCGCTTTCGTCTCTCGCTATTCCTAGTAAAGAATATCCGCATATATCTCTCCAGGGGCTCTCTCCGAAAGCGTCTTTCTTTGTAGCCAGCCTGAATAGTTTATCAATAACTCGTGTAATCGCCAGTAGATCGCCGTACTGTTCTGATTTAACACCGTCAGGAAACAAAACTTCAAGAATCTTGCAGGATTCCCCGAAAGAGTTGCCATAGGCTTCGTTCTTCTGCTGCACGAGCTTCCCAATCTCTAATCCTATTTCTTCATACTTTTTCACTTATCACCACCGTTTCAGATTTATCACAAACCCATGAATATTCACCGTCGTCCCACATCGTCCAATATCTGTGTTTTATCTTTCCTGGTCCTGTGTGACTATTTGGCCCGTGTTCCTCAACATTGCAAATGAGCCCCACGCTGAAACTTTCATTTAAACCATCGTAAAGTCGTATTAAATCACCTACTTTCACTTACCACCTCCAAACTCCAATCTACCCACCAAGCGGGGCCTTGCGGGCATTGTACCCACTGGATTAAACAGTCTCTCAGACCGGCCCTGCCAAGACCGTCAGTGTCAACGTACTCTCGCTGTTCCACTAGCAACCCAACCCAATGTGTGCGCCTACCTTTTTTCGGACTTACTAAATCACCGACTTTCACTTATCACTCTCGTTATATCATCATAATCGGTACTGATTAGACCGTGCGAATAAAGAACATCAACCAAATAATAATGTTCGTGAGGATATGCTTCGCCTCCTGGCAAACAATCCGCTGATAGTTCAGGTTCAGCCATTACCAGCCCAACGCCCTCAAAGAGCACATCAACTAAATCACCGACTTTCACTGATGACCTCCAACTGCATATTGGGGAGTGAAGTTATTTCTCCATCCCACAGAACCAAAGAACGCATATAGTTGGGATCGTTAGTTTGGACCACATCATCTCGACTGATATATATTCCAACTTCGTCAGACACGTTAGGCTCTGACCACACTACTTTCACAAGATCACCGCGTTTCATTTTACTCTTCCTCGACGATGGTATCTGCGCCGCAAATCATACACACGGAAGTATCAAAATGAGGACCGGAGACAACTTCGTCTCCCCAGGCATCCATACAATCTCCATCTCTTGTCACTTCCCATGTTTCAGCAACGTGAGCAATCGCAGAAAAGCGGTCATGCTCGGAATCCTTGGGACATCGCAGTTTCATTTTTTTCTCATTTTAAATGTACGCCTATTGTAACACAATAAAAAATGGTTGTCAAGTTTAAAAAATATTTCAATGATCTTGAGAACTTACAAGTTCTAAATCCACTACATCTATTGTACGCACCCAACCAGACGGTATGCTGACAACACGTACAAAAGATTCACTCTCATCACCGAGAGTCGTCGGCGGGTTCACATCGAGTACGAGCAACGGAGTTTCATCTGGGTACCCTTTCATAAAATGAGAGGTCCACTGAACTAGATCACCGACTTTCACTTATCACCACCGCGTCATCATCTGCGTGAATCCAAGAATATTCACCGTCATCCCACATCGTCCAATATCTGTTTTCTACTACTCCTGG